CTCTTCTAGGGCATGAACAGTTTGCTGGCAGACTGGCTATCCCCTATGTAACTGAGACTGGTGTGGTTGACATACGGTTTCGTTCCATAGATGGTAGCGAACCCAAGTATATGGGTATGCCAGGGGTAGAGACAAGACTATACAACGTACAAGCAATTCAAAAGGCAGGTGACTTCATTGCAGTATGCGAAGGAGAGATCGACACAATCACACTCCACCATAAATGTGGTATCCCGGCAATTGGGGTTCCTGGGGCTAACTCGTGGAAGAGGCACTACTCGCTTCTACTTCAAGACTTCCAGACTATCTATGTATTTGCTGACGGCGATCAGCCTGGTTCGGATTTTGCGAAGAAGATTGCGAAAGAAAATCAAGGAACAATTGTAATACCAATGAACGATGGTGAAGACGTAAACAGTATGTACATTAAACACGGACACCAATTCTTTAGGGAGAAGGTAGCAGTATGAGTAAGATGAAGGATGAATGGTTTGACACCTACGGATATGGAGAATACGGTGACTACGTCCGTAAGGCTGGTGACGAATTTGGGCATGAAGGTCAAAGAAGTAAGAGTGATCCATGGACAAGTGATCCTTACGGTTATCGTCCCACCAGTAAAGAACTAATCACAAGTCAAGATGAATTCTATCTAGATGTTATGTCTGCTTCTGATGAAGCAGTAGAGATCTTGATTAAGAAGCACGAGGACTACGGTTCAGAAAACATTTCACGTGCACCCGGTGGTGCAATCAATGGTCTGGCTGTACGTTTGCACGACAAGGTAGCACGACTAGCAAACCTTATTGAAACTGGTAGGGATGCAAACTATGAATCATTACGAGATACATTCATAGACATTAGCAACTATGGACTAATTGGAATCATGGTTCTTGATGGTTCATGGGACAACAGTGAGGACAAGAAGTGAAACGTGTTATCGTAATACCTGATATGCAGATCCCATACCACGATCCACGTGCAGTACGGGCACTACAGAACTTTGTTGGTGAATACCAACCAGATGAACTGTACTGTGTAGGTGATGAGTCTGATAGTCCAGAACCGTCACGTTGGAACAAGGGTACGGCTGGTGAGTACGCAGGTACACTTCAGAAGAACCTTGATAAGACATCAAAGATTATGTTGGAGTTCAAGGAACAACTTGGAGACAATCCGTTCCATACAATGAGGAGCAACCATGGAGATCGGGTCGAACATTATGTTAAGAAATACGCACCTGCGCTCGCCAGTTTGCGGGACCTTGAGTACTCCAAGTTACTCAATTATCGCGAGAACGAGATTACCTATCACGATAGTATCTGGCAGTTTGCTCCAGGATGGGTGCTGGCGCATGGAGATGAAGGCAACATCTCACGTCAAGCCGGTGGTACTGCTCTGGCTTTGGCTCGCAAGATTGGGTCTTCGGTTGTCTGTGGGCATACACATAGAGCGGGTATTCAACACGAACACCAAGGGTACAACGGGAAGATTCACAACCGTCTCTACGGAGTTGAAGTCGGACACCTTATGGATCTCAGCCAAGCGTCGTATCTAAATACTGGTTCGGCTAACTGGCAACAGGCATTCACTATCCTTTACATTCGTAGAGGTAACGTAACTCCAGTAGTTGTACCGATCAACGGCAGATCGTTTGTTGTTGAGGGTGAATTGTATGAATGGTAAAATTAGTTATGAAGTTATCGAAACATATCGAAGCATGGTTGTACAAATTGCATCCGAATATTGTCGTAAGTATCCGATGGTTGAGCGACAAGACTTAGAGCAACATCTATGGCTATGGTTCATTGAACACCCAGTAAAAACTAAAGAGTGGTTAAAAGAAGATATCAAGGACTCAGACAAACTGTTTGCTAGATCATTACGAAACGCTGCTTACGACATATGCATTCGAGAGAAGGCACATAAAGAAGGCTACAGCATCGAGGATGTATTCTGGTATCGCAAGGAGTTTGTCAAGGCTATGATCCCTGCTATCTTATCTGACAACTGGCAGAAGGTAGAGAATGCATTGTCTACTACCGGAAGGTCAACCAAGTCTCTCGAACAGTCTGACGACTGGATGGCACATGTCTCTGATATTCGTAGAGCCTTTGGTATGTTAGATGAAAAGGAACAGAACCTAGTGTTCTTGTTCTATGGTGAGGAAGTAACCTCACAAGACCTACACGAACAAGCACTACCAGAAAAGCCTTCATCAAAAGCAGCAGCGATGCAGGCTAACCGAGCACTAAACAAGATGATAAGAAACCTTGGTGGATTTCCACCCTTCAAAGATGAGGATGAATCAAGTGGTAACGAAGCGGAAACTGAAGAAGAAGCACGAGGCTCTACACGTAGCATACAAACTATGTTACCTCAAAGCAATGATGCTTGAGTGTGAACTAGCGGAGTCAGACAAGAAGATTGCTAAACTTGAAGAAGATCTTAAGTTAGAACGCAGTATGAATGTATTCGACAGTAAGATCAGGACAAAGAATTATGATCTGTAAGAACTGCAAGGATGGTGCTGATACACCTAGCAGAGCAATCTCGGAAATGCTTCATGCTAAGTGTAACTATCCAGACTGTTACTGTCAGCATCGATTATAAAATTGCATAAAAAAGATCCCCCCAAAGAGACGAGGAAATCTCTCTGGGGGGAATTCTTATGTGTAATGGTCTAGCAATCAATCCATTTCTGTGGATCAACAGAGTTGGTTGCGTTCCATTTTTCTTTCTTCTGTACTTCAACGTGAAGATGTGGACCAGTTACGTGACCTGATTCACCAGAGTATCCAATGATCTGTCCACGCTTAACCTTCTGACCAGCCTTTACCTTGATCTTAGATAGGTGCATGTAGCCAGCCCATAGACCGGGAGCATCAGGGAATTTAAGATGATCAATGATTACGTGTGTGCCAAATGCACCACCCCAACTGAGGTCAGTAACTACACCATCATTCATAGCAACAACAGGTGTACCTACAGGGCAACCGAAGTCAACACCCTTGTGCATTCCACTTTTATATAGTTTGCTTCCGTTACCATAAGGTTGAGTTACCTTAAACTTCTTATCTACTGGGCGCATTAGTGACCTGCTACCTCATCATTGTTAACTGTCTCACCAGCAAGAGATGGTCCATTAGCACCAAACTTTGCTGAAGCAAGAGATGTTAATACAGATAGTAATGCTGCGTATGCAGCAATCTTAAATGCATCAAGATTTGCACCAGCAATATCAGCACCAAAGGTTGCCACTGCTGTCTGAGCAAAGGTCTTAATGGCACGTTCTGCTATTGCAGAAATAAACTTCTTAGTATTCTTACTTAACTTCATCTATAGTTTCCTAACTGTTACTAACAATAAGCCACCAAAGCCATTGCTATCTTTATCTGGAGAAGATTCATTAGTAAATCGAACTTCTTCAATTACACCTTCAAATGACTCATCTGTTCTAAAATCTTTAACCTGAACAAAGTCACCTATTATTTCAAGTTCCTCTAATTTTTGCACTACTTCACTAGCGCGACCTTTGTAGCCAAACTGCACATTGTACTTGTCCATCTCAATGTCATAACACGATAACGGGAACTGATAGATTCTTTGGCGTGGCACACCGGGTACAGCCTTTAACTGATACGACTGAAGTACAGGATAATTAGTTATAGGTGAACCATTGTTGAGTACGTACTTCATTGAAATAAATTCTTGACCACCAATAGGTTGTTTCAGTGCAACGTTTTGACCAAGAGAAACAGAATCAAGATTGATAATGTCATACTCATTACCAGCATAGTCAATAGTTTTTACACTGATACTATCACCGGTAGCAACAAGTCCACGGGTCTGCAGGTACTTAAAGAACTTAGGCTCAACGGTACCGTAACGAATCTTTCCTGTTTGCAGATAACCGGATGAGCGGTAGTTAGTTGTATGCTCTACCTGCAGTTCACCTGCTGCTCCACCCTCTTCAATAACCATAACTAAACGATCATTAAGATTATAAACTTCAGTGCAATCGGAACTATCTGGAGTTGACAAGTATTCTAGATCGTATGCATGAGCAAATGTTCCATCAGAAAACTGTTGTGATAAATCAACACGGATAAGAATACCATTTATATTTCCAGTACTATCTGCTGCTTTAGTTGCTGCATAAAGATAAGTTCCTCTTGATGTAAAACCATTAACTGGATAGGCACTTTCAATAACGAGCGGACCTAATGTTATGTCACCATCAATACTAACTGGACATATTCTTATACCCTTGGTTGTGCCAACGGCAAGATAACCAAGGTAGTAATACATTGACTTAACAATTTCATCGTCAGGTAAACTGACGTTCATTGTTGAACTTGATAGGTCCGGAAGTATGGTTGAGTTATTTGCAGAAATAGGTGCGTCATCAAAACCTATTTTCCAAATCTCACTATTGTTTCCTGCATCACCACAAGCATAGACATGCGTTGGTCCAGCAGTCACATCTTTCCAAACAAATGTAGAGTCAATATGTTTTCGTGAGTCATATTGCTTGCCAGCAGGTAGAGCACCATTATGTGCATTAGTATCACCCTGACTAGTGTCAAGAAGATTTAGTGTGTTAT